CCTTCCAACTAACTACGTGCGCAGCATTTTTTGCCCACTTCTGAGCATCTTCCTTCTTTGATGTCATATAAACAGCATCTCCCCTCTCTCCTTTATAAAAGATGCTGCTATATAATCGTTCTGATGCCTTGACTGGTTGAAGCCCGTCCTTCAATATACTTTTCACCACATCCATAGTAGTGCCATGAAAAAACGATTGCGTATTAAGTTTATCTTCTTCCCCCGACGTTTTGCTTACAGAAGACCCACCTACAAATCCTGGTCTACCCGCATGACCAAAATTCCCAGAGCCTGGCCCACCTTCAGTTATCTTAAACTTATTATTAACGCTCTCAAAAATGGCTGGAGATTTATTAATAAAAGCAATAAACCTGCCAATATTATTAAAATTCATAAGATTATCATTTATTCTAACAGTCGCAGAATACGGATTCGCATTGTCGACTATTCCTTTCCTGACTCCCATCCCAAGTATAACGTATATTTCATCACCACTCCTAAGCTGTCTAAACGACTCTACTACGTCTAATCCTCTTGACTTGAAGGTATTAGCAAGAGTCTTGATGTCTTTCGCAGACCAATTTGGTATTACCCTAACGTTATAAATTCGAGCCTTATCAATAAGCTCCTTAGTGACACCGGCTCTCTCCTTAGCCAACGCCGTCTTTAAATCATCGTTATCAGCATAAACCATCTCTACCCGTAACTTATTGATTCTCATATACAAATCATTCAAATCATCTCTGACAGGCCCAACTACCTTCTGTCTGGTTTCTGGCTGAGTAACGTTTACGACATATTTTTCCTCTCCAAACTCTTCTGCTCCACCCATACTAACGCCAGGCCCACCTACCGGAACCAACTCACAATGACAATTCCATAAGCACCTTGTATCTCCTGCTCTCGGCACGGTAGGCAAAGTCTCTTTTGTATATGGAGAATTTGAGGCCAGCTCAATACAATCATCACAATGTTCAGTAAGAACAGAACCTAATTGCCATCTAAATAGCTGACCCTCACCAGAACCTGAAATCAATCCGTTCCAAAATACAGCTTTTGCCGAAGCCCCATATCTTTCAGCTATAGTAGATATAAAGTCCGGAGAAATTGCTTTCTCGGATAAACGTTTAGCAAAAAACTCTGCTTCTTTCTCAACCATCTCATTAATAGCTTTTAAATCCAACTCTGGTAACGACGGAGATTTTGCCATTGGACTACCCGAACGCATTATTCCTGCCTTGTAAGCACCACTATAAGCTTCTCTACACAAGTCCTTAAATTCTTCAACACTTGTATTAAGAGCAACTTCATAACCAGAAGTTTTCATTCTCGCATTGAACCTATCAAGTATCTCTTTAATGCCTGAACGATAATTAGCTAATGAAATTCCCAAAGCTTGGTTTGCTTGTTTAAAAGCAACTAAATCAAAGTATCCCATGTTAAGAGCCATTTCGGCTTCTAAATTTCCAAACTCTCTGATAGGGACACCGATAACGTTTAAAAATCTTGTGCCTTCAAACAATCTTGAAAGAACATACTCGGTATGCTCTTCAATCCTTTCCCACTCCATAATCATCCCTCATAAAACGATACAAACTCTGACTTAAAACAGGCAGTAAGATTTTTTCTATTACCAAGTATAATCCTGAATACCCAACCACCAACATGGGCTTGTAGAGATTGCGTAGCCATAAACGGAGTCTGGCTCTGAAAACATCCTGGACATACCGTCATCACCCCACGATAATTAGGCATGATAAAAGCCTTATGATAATGACCCACAACTACCATATCTGGTTTAGCTCCTGGAAGTGATTCAACTATTTTCTGTGGCTTATAAGAAATAGCATACTGCTGCGACCCTCCGCCAGGATGTATTAACTTAACCGTAAAATCCCCAAATTTAGTAGAAAAGATAACAGAGGCTATATCAGCACCGACAAATTTCCAATCCGGCCTCGCCTTCTGAATTTCGTCTCCAACTATCAACCCAACCAATTTTTTAAATGAGGCATCATGATTTCCTGTAATAAATATAGTAGTTATGCCATCAATTTTTGGAACTTCCTTAACAAACATATCTTTCTGCTCAGGCCAACTGCGAGCATACGGATGTAACTCAAATTCCTGTCCTTTATATACACCCCAACCATCAATCACATCACCGGCATGTAGAATGGTATTTATCCCAACCTTTTTACAATAGTTATAGAACTCATTCAACGCATCTAATCTTTGATATCCAGAGCCAATGTGAGTATCACTTATTACGCCAAGATTGAGTGTATCACCATCAAGCTCCGTAGGTATTTTATAAGGACGCTTGCGTTTAAATGTCATTACTAAGGTTTCTTGTAAAACCTTAATCGCCTCTGCTTGTTTTTTAAGTTTATCAATACCTGCTGGTGATGATGAAATGAGATCAGACAGCTCACTTAAATCTATCTCCTTCTTCTTGGTCATATTTCCTTAATCCTTTTAGCTTCTTTTATAGTACTCTCTCTACCCCAATACCATTTAGGATCACCGTAATCTAACTTTAACTTTAACCTATATTTACTAAATTTGCTCTCATTGCTATTAATATATCTATGAAACGTTACGTAATTTTGATGACACACAAGACGTATAAACTCTGTTTCAAGAATCAACTTGCCTTCAGGAATCTCATTTACTCCACGCAATATAGCATCATCAATATCATAACGCTCACGAACCTTTCCTATATCAACTAAATGAATATCACCACTGCTGTCGTCAAAATTACAATATCTTCGACTTGCTTTAGCTACTGAATAATAAGACACCCCAAGAGCGTCAGCTATCTCTTGAATACTTTTACCTTGCTTCTTAAGTAGCTGAAGCTCATGAACCTTAAGATTATCCCACTTTCTTTTCTTTCCCATTTAAATTGACTACCCAGATTATTTCTTCGTCCAACTGCCGTCTTTTTTCTCGTAGACTTCGTTAAACCTTTTCCAGGCAGCTACATTAGGCAAAGATACGTTTTTACTGAAAGCTTCGATATAAAACTTTCTCCACTCACGTATCAAATCCAATCTTCCATTTAACAATCGACGAAGTGATTTTGGAGCAAATATCAAACTATCATGAAGCTCAGGACGTAAATATTGCCACTTCTCCTTCATAAACTTAGTAGCCCTATCTACATTCCAATTAAACTCCTTATTAAACTTCAAAGCAACAACCTTGCCTTCATTAACAATAACGGATATCCCCTTCTCCTTCAAATATTCAAATCCTGGAGAACCAAGCGATTCCTCTAATGGAAGCCTTACATCATCAAGTCTAACAACAACATAAGACGATGTATCAACAACGTTAGATGCTGGAGCTATGTAATCACCGGCAGAAAGGCCACACTGCTCTACCGTTTTCATCGTTCCAAAGCAACGAGGACAAAGCTCAATCTTTCCCGACTTTCTGGACTCTTCTACCAAGTAAGCATATCCACAATTCTCGCAAATATATTTAATATATCTTCCAACGCTCTCCGATTTTTCACCCCACATTGAGTAGCAAATCGCCACCCTCTGGTCGTTATCGTATTCGTCTCCTTTTTCATCTGCGAGCTTTTTTATACACCTGCTGATAAACGAATTCTTATCTTCACCACTTTCAGGTTTAGGAGGTTCACAACCTTTCTTTTCGACCTTATATAGCATTACCAACTCTTCTGGCTTCAGGATATTTGACACCCTACCATCCTCATCTATAGGAATAAGCAGCCCACCGCAAGAACATTTGACTTCGCCAAACCTGACAGAGTCAGATACTCTATCATCTACCTTAGAACATACATTACATTTCCAAGTAATCTTATTCGCCATAACTATTCCTCCTAAAATTTATTTCTTCCATTTCATCTTCTTACCAATAGCCATTAAATCACTTAACCTCTTATTATGTATCGCAATCGATTTTCTCGCACTAAAATAATCAGGGTGAGCCTTCAGCTTTCTCAAAGCTTCCCGTTCTCTCTTAACCTCAACGCTCCATAACTTACGATTAATCCTTGTTCCACGAAAGACAGCAGTATTGCTACCATATCCAACATGATACGTATCTGCTCCTCTGCCTCCCATCAGTACTCCTCTTTAGTCCACACCTTACCAAATTTATCTCTTCCAACTCTCAATACATAAGCTAACCTTTCTGGAACCAACTCAACACCATATAATTTCATCTTTCTCTCCCAAGCATTTCTGGCCGTAGCACCGAGACCAAGACAGGTATCAAAAACAGAATCAGATTTCATGACATCCATAACTACCCCAGGTGTTATGTTATCATCTCTATCCCTAACAGCATCAATAAATCCGATACTCACATCAGAATTGACTCTGACCTGAATAAGTGAGCCAGGATGAACACGAGAATAAAAAATAGGATAAACCAATTCAGGTGCCATACCTACGTCTCTAAAAGCACCTACAACTTTATCAACCCATTTATTCCCCATCTCAACAAACGCATAGTCTGGCCCATATTCCTTAATTCTCTTAGCAAGTTCCTCAACAAACACATCAAACGTCTGCGGCTGAAACCCAACCATATTCCTATACATAGACAAAGGCTGACCCCACGGAGGATCCGTATATAACAACTTTGACTTAGGAATACGATTAAAATTTATATTATCAAAAACATCACCAACAACTATAACATCGCCGTCCTGAGATACCCACTTATCGTGCATCTTCGACGGAAACTCTTGAAAAGCATCTTTTTTAACTCTCATAACAACCCCTATTTAATAATATTCTCGATTTAACTTGCCAGCTTTCATATTTCGTCTATTAATTGTCATCTGCTCTAAATCCTTCATCTTCTCCATTAACTCTTTATCACTATAAATCCAATTATATAAATTTGATTCCGCTGGTTTAGCCGTTGCCGTGCTCGGGTTAGGTTGACTTACGGGCTGTGTTTGAGGTGAAGACTGAGTTGCCGGCTCTGCCTGAGGTTGCCCTTCCTGCCCACCACCTCCAGCCAATCCAGCAAGCAATGAAGCAAGGTCGCCACCGCCCTCAGCTCCACCACCCACCAATCCCATCTCACCACCACCTGCCTTCATCATATCAATTAACTCATCAATCTCGGCAGGTGATAACTCTTTCATAACATCTCTAATCACCCATTCAACAGGAAACTTAATCCCGAGGTTAGCCATACGTGCCACAACATCGGCTCTCAACGCTTGAGCTGACAAAGCTATGGTTTCGTCATCGACAGACAAAGAAGGGAAGGAAATCTTCAAATCAATATCAGACACGTCATATCCCTTAAGCAGAAGCTCAACCTTATATAACTTTTTCAATCCTTTAGCAAACGCATACCTAAATCTCCTGACCATTTTTATAAAAGCAATATTCTGCTGTTCAAGTGTAGCCTTAGCATTGACATCTCTTTCAAAACCAAGAAAAGCCTTTGGTACCTTTGTAGCAGAGAAAAGCTTGTTATGAAAGTACTCAACATCTCTAATCTCTCCAAGATGAGTCTCGCCACCAACGATAGAAAAGTCACCAATGCCACCCTTCCTAACTGGTATATAGATATCCTCGGTCTCGCCAAGAGGGTTAATATCAAGCTTCAACTTACCAGATGAGTCAAACAGCAACTTACGCTTATTCATTAACTTCAACTTCCTAATGTATTCAGCGGCCTCTTTCTCAGACATACCTGTAACGTCAATCTTATGAACAGACCTTTGATTAGAACGTGCCAGCCTGGTTACCAAAATCGTATCTTCAAGCATCCTAAGTAATCTGTAAGCTCGCCTGGCTTTATACAGCACACTATTCTTGATACCATATTCTTCGTCACCAACTTTAAAATGAATTATCTCCCACGGTAAAAAAGCAGCACGAACAGAGCCTGTCTCTCCATCAACCTGCTTGTAAGGTAAGTTCCTATCAACAACTCCGTTTTCACCAAAATTCAGAAACACCTCATTTGAAGGCAAACTACGGATAGAAACAATTTCATTAACCGTAGTTATAATTTCAGAAAACTCATCACCATACTTACACAAATCACGAACGGTATACCATACTCTCTCTTCAAGCTCTAATCTATCATTCAAAGCCGAAACCACTTCAGATAACGCATCTGTATTCTGACTTCCAAATTCGACTTTAAATGAGTCATCTTTATCTCCCCACGGCGAATAGATAACAAAATCGGCATAAACATCTAAAGCAGAGGAAAGCTCAACTATCTCTTCGTCCATCTCCTCAAAATCTTTATAATACGCCAGCCTGCTATTATCAAGTTTAATTAACTTCCAATTATCTACATTAATCGGAGTTCTTTCGGTAGTAGCCTCAACGGGAACTTCAATAATTTTATCATCTACTTTTCTGCCGACCTTATTAAAAACAGAGGCAAGAACATCTCTCCAAGACATCTTATTCAAACTGTTATCTCTGGACATATCTATCACTCCTTCTTCTTCTTATTCTGATATTACTCACTTGTCAACCAAAATAAGTAACCTTAGTATTACCATCATCAACCGAAACAGCAGAAACTACTATACTTGGTAAGGACTTCACGCACTCACAAAATCCCTCAAAGACATAACGAGAAAGATTTTCAAGAGTTGGTGAAACAACATCAAATGGCTGAATCCTGTTAATCAATGAATGACAGAACACGCCAACCACGTTTCTAAACATTCTATCTATGTCTCTACTCTCGACAACGACCCCACTTCTAACAAGCACGTCACCGCTCAAAACTACCCCAACAACAAAATTATGCCCGTGAATCTCAGCGTCAACTCCTTCAATCCCGTATAAAAAATGAGCCGCGGGGAATGTAAAAGACTTTTCAATCTTCCACATTCTCACCTCTTTCAGCCAACTCTTCCTTACATAACTCAACAATTGTCTCGGCAAACTTATTACCGAGAACTTTCTTAACAATAACCGCTTCGTCATCAGCATAAGAAAACGAATAAACTATCCAATCTCTCAACTTAGCTCTATCCCTTTCCCATTCAGCATCAATTGCCTTATTCTTACTTTGCTCAAATTCCCTCATCTTATCTGCGGCTTCCTTACTCATCGCTGTTACCACTTCTCTACCCTGCTCATCCTCAGTAACATAAACGACGGCACCCTCCCCCATAGCTGATACCTCAGACAAGTCCTTCACTTTCTTAACCTCAAAACTATCCTTAACTTTATCAGCTTCGCTCGGCACCCAATTCATCTGCTGATAAAGCTGATTCATCTCATCGTCATTGAGAACCAAAGAATCCTTAGCCCAATCATACGCACCTAAATCCACTAACTCCTTCATAACCTTCAAGGATAACTCAGCATTCTCCGTTCCTCTTGCCCTATTGTGCCTTAAAGTGGAAATCATCATCTGTTCAGGTGACATATCAACAAAAACCACCGGAACCTCAGTATATCCAAGAACCTCTGCCGCTCTCCACCGATGCTCTCCATCAACTATCACCCTATCATTTCTCAAAGCTATTATTGGCTGAGTAAACCCGTCCTCTTCCATACTTTTACATAGCAATTCAAACTCATAATCATTCTGACGATTAGGATTGTACCAATTAGGTTTCAACGAGTCTCTTGGTACCCACTCAACCTTTAATTCCTTTAACTTTGATGCCTTAGCAGCAACCTCTTCCTTTGGCTTCTGAATACTCTTTTGTAACTTCTCATTATCACTCATTTTTATCTCCTTCCAAACGCATCTTTTCATACCGCTTTTTACAAAGCCTAAGAAGGTTTTCAGATGCGTCGTTACCTAATACCTTTGAAACAATCTTGGCTTCCCTACCTGAAAGTGTGATAGCGAAATGAAATATGTTATATGACCTACGAACATTATCAACCTCTTCTATAGAGTTAGCAGCATCAATTTTCCTGTCCAACTCAACAACAGCTTTAGCAGCCTCCTTGGTGTAAGACCTAACTAAAGGTACACCCTCCTTAGACTTACCCTCAGACAAAGCCCCGATATGTTCTTGTTCAAGATTTCCTTTTTCATCAAAAACTCCTTCACATGGTATCCAGGCATTAGAGAAAGATTCGCTTGCTAACTGCTCCGGAGCTGACACATCTTTAAGCAAAAAGTTAATATCGTCATCATCTAACATAAGTTCATCTTTAGCATACTCTAAAGCACCGAGCTTTTCCAAATCTCTTAACAAAGAAGAAGTTAACTCAACATCTTCAGTTCCTCTTGCTCTGTTATGCCTTAGAGTTGCTATCCTCATCTGCTCTGGAGTCATGTCAACAAAAACAACCGGTATCTCAGTAAACCCAAGTTTTTGAGCAGCCCTCCACCTGTGCTCACCATCAATTATCACTCCATCCCTTAACGCAAGCACTGGTTGAGTAAAACCATCTTCCTCAATTGAACGGCACAGCAACTCAAAGTCATCTTCAGTCTGCCTGTTAGGATTATAAGCATTTGGCTTCAAGAATCCTATATCTACTTTCTCAACTTTTAATCGCTCTAAAACCTTATTCTTCTTTTCCACAGCAGCATTTACTTTACGCTGCCTCTTTTCCCTGATTCTCTGTTCGGTATCTTCTGGAGACGTATTTACCGACTTTAAATGATTATCATTCATCTTAACCTCCTAAATTTAATCTACAAAGCAAGCCGCAGCTATAACGGTCGTCCATAAACCTTTTTGCCCTTTTGCTGTTTGAGTAATGTTATGCGGCTTAACAATCAAGTCCCCAACAAAACAAAAGGAATCAGTAATCGGGTCCCAAATTGGTTCGACAGACATCCTATTACCAAGGTTCATTCCGAGAGTAGTGCCTAACATATAAGCAGCCAAATCTTCAGCATACAACCCAGCCGAACGTTCATCAATACCAAAAGCACGATACTCAGACAGATACCCATAATGCTCTTTCTGCTTTGGCTGAGCCACCCCAACCGAAGCTGAAATCAACCTATCATGCTCATTTGTAGAACATCTACTCAAGACAGAAAATAGTATCTGCCCGTGCTTTAAGTATTTATCAATATTCTCCTGGCTACATTGTATAAGCTCGCAGTTAGGTGGAACTATGCTCGAAACGCAAACAATATTGTATGGAGATATCTTGGCCTGCCTCAAAGCTATCTCAAAACTTATCAACTCTTCTTCATGTACCCCAACTCCCTTGGTAAGAAAAAACTTACTAAAAGTAATCATATTGCCTCCTTCCTTCTCTTTTTCTTATTTCCATCAGCAAGTCTAATATTCATATTCGCTATAGTCTCATCATAAGTATCAAGGTCTTTAACCCACTTAGGCATCCTATCAAAACTGATTCCATCTTTCCACGTTCCAAAACCAGGCCTGAAATATTCTGGCTCAACAAGTGGTAAAACCCTCTGCTTATAGCAAAACGGGTCCCCTAAATACATAGCGACAGTCATCTTAAACCAGCTTGAAAAATTAGGCTGACACGCAGGACACCCATATATCTGAGGCAAAGGAGAAGCAGAATGCTTATAATGCCGTTTTAAAACAATCTCCTTAAACTTCTGTCCTCTCTCACGAATCCATTCAGGTGCTGTAGGCCCGAGTATCAACCTATGATATGCCTGTTCCCAGGTTTCATCTTCTCTTTTATGCGGATTCAAAAATGCGCTACCATACTTCACTCCTTCTCTTACTCCAGGACATCTTTCACATAATTTATCAAACCAACGAGGCCATAAAATAGCAGCCGGACGCAACATCTTTAGGCTTGCTACAACCATCGTAGGTGGAGCCACCTTTTGCTCATTAGCCTTCACCTTCATCCTTGTCCAATCATCATACACATGATTGTAATCCCACCCAAACTCCTTAACGGCCTTCCACACATCATTCGCTTTCCAATCGTAAATCGGCCACACATTTTTAACACCTTTACCACCTGTATGAAACGACTTTGATGAATACATACCCATCATTCTTCCCCGTGACTCAGCACACCTAATGCCAAGCAAAGTAGCCAATTTCTGACCCTTCTCGACAGGAAAATTATAATAGTTAACAACATTAGCAATCTCAACCTCAGGCACCCATTTAGCCCACTTCGGAAACTTACGAACCCACTTATCTGGACTCAACCTATCGTCAAACAACCACCAAAATGGCTCTTGACGATTAAAGATATTCACCTGCGGATAAGTCAACAAGTGCCAATGAAACCTAACCTCATCCCTTGATGCCGTCCTCAATAGATACTCCTCAGTTCCAGGAAACAAGGCCTCCTCATCACAAAAGCTAACATCAATCGGAAGCCTGCCCGTTTCTCTTGCTGCCATAATCGCCAACTCAAGAACGATTCCAGAATCCTTCCCTCCAGAAAAAGCCACTATAGGCCTAAAGTTTTCATTCTTATATACCCATAGCGTCCTTTCATAAGCAGCAGAAAACACATCACGCATTAAATGCTTTCTTGACATCCCTTACCTACCTTTCTTACCGATATTGACTTTATCAATCCATCTACAAATAGTAAAATAAGATACCCCAAACCTATGAGCAATGTTAGACAAAGAAACTCCTTGCTCACGTAACTTTAAACATCTTTCACCCAATCTCTTCATCTCCTCTGATGAATTCCTATGAATTCTTGCTTTGATTGTCGCCATTCATTTGTTCCTCAACCAAAACCTTTTTAATTTTCTGTTCAGAATTTAAATACTCATCAACCTTCTTCAATACCGTATCCATAGAATCAGTAACAAACACCATACCGTTAGAATCATCAGTAAAAATCACGTAGTAACCGTTCTCTGATTTCTCTATCATTATCATCTGACACCTCCTACTTGTCAGACTCAAAAATCCTCTTAAGCTCTTCACTCGCCTCACTCGGAGAGGCCTTATCCAAATCCCAATAAGACTCGTCAAACTCGTCTTCCTTCTCTTCTTCTTCTTTAACTTTATCATTCTTATCTGATGTCAGCCATTTCAACGTCTCCTTATATAACTTCTCTTCAGCAGTCTGACTCGTCTCTATAATACCTTTCTGTGGCTGGTCCGCTATCGAAATATCAAACTCCTTCATAGCAGAAAAAACAGCGCTCGCCAATGAAATAGCCACATCATCATGCCCACCTACGGGATGGTCAATTATGCCCGTAGTTAAATCATGCTCCATTAAAATCAGCTGACGCAGCAAAGGCGGGTACTCATAGCAAAAAAGCCGGCCACCATACAAAGTTTCCCGCAAGCTCCACCACTCAGCTCCAATCCTCTTAGGCGTAGTCAACACACCAACGACTTCCTCACCAAACCTCCTCTGAAGCAACTGAATGGTAGATATACTCTGCCACGAATCGAAGGTTATTTTCCTGAACTTAAATCCGACTCTCTGGTTCAAGTCAATAATCAATGTACGTATATCGTCTATCTGAATCTGCGAACCTTGCGGAGGCAGTATTTCCATTATCAAATCAACATAAAATATAGGCACAATCTCCTTCACCGTATCGCCTGTCTCAAGCTTCCTTCTAACCTCCTCGACCCTACCGACATGTAAAACACATATCCCCGTAGAATCACCAGAAACACCCAAATCAACATGACAATATCTCGGAGCGTCCGGATGCATCTTTAAAATTTTCCTGCCATTCATATTGGCTATAGGATTGAAAAACTTAGAGTACTTAAGAGCCGTAAACAGCTCTTCGTATGGAGTCCCTTCTCTGTATCGCTCTGCGAACGGCACTGGAATAGTCTCGTCAACCATAGCATAAACCTTAGCTACATCCTGGAAGAACCTATTAGACGGCCTGGCGTGCTTACCAAGGATATCCCTTATAGCACCAACAATATCATTCTGAAACTCCTTATAATGCTCAATCGGAACTTCATAGACGAGCCCTGTATTATCAAGCTCCTTTTTCTGCTCTTCTGTCTGTATCACAGCCGGAGGCCTGTAGGCATCCCCGACAAACACAAAAAAGGTCTTACCTGAATATCTTGACGGTGGCTTTGTCTCCCACTCGGAATGTTCGATTACCAAAGTATCCGCATCAGCCTCGCCAGCCATTCGCTCAAGAAAGTCGTCAGGATAGTTAGCTGATGAGTTCAGAATAAGCATCCCAGGCACCCGACCTTTCCTTTGATACCTTGATTTCATACGTCTCCAGATTGTATCATGTAAGTGCTTGGCTTGATTCCATTCCCTCTCTAAAGTATTTTTAATCCTTGAAGAGGCCTTAACCACAGGGAAAAAGTTAGCTTCTTCAATAACTCCCCCAAACAAATTTTGACCCATAGGCTCAAGCTCCGAAGAGTTGCCTGGTAGAAAGGCCACAAGTTTCTTAGGCCAATACAGCATATTCACTAAATTTTTCTTTCTCCTAAACCTAGCTCTAAACCATTGAGATGAATCTATCATCTCCTTCAAATCAGTATACATAACCTTCTTAGCATGTAGCGAGGTTAAAGACATGTTCATAAAAGTAATGGTAGAGGTTGAACTCAATCCATAATATTGCTGAGGAGACCTTAAACAGCCAAGTTCATACAAAATCCGAGCCATTATCACGCAGGTTAAAAACGTCTTCCCCCATCCAATACTCCCCTTCAATATAACCCTCATCGGACGGGGATTCCTTGACATGATATTATAAAAATCCTCTTTAACCTTTGGAAACATGCTGATACCGACATGACCAAAGTAAAAGGGGTCTTCAATCCATCGTTCAAGACTTACAGGGTCTTCGGGATAATATTCATACTTACTCTTAAAATAATCAACAGGATTCAGATACTTCGGGTCGCCTGTCTTACGGTATGTCTCAAGCAGTATCTTAAATGCTTCAGCCGCCGTAAAATTCCCAAAGCTATCTATTTCACCAAGAACATCATCATCACTCTCTAAATTAACTAAAGTCTGTTCGGAAACATTGTCATTCATCTGACTCTTTTATTCCTTTAGCCTCATCCAACGCTCTACGTCTTATATACTCCATAACCTTATCAGCCCTCTCCTGTTCTTCTTCAGTAAGTTTCTCACGCTCCTCTGACGATGACTCGGGCATATCTTCAAGCAGTTTAGAAAGATAAAAATCAAGCTCCATCATTAACTTTGCTTCAGAAAAAGATTTTATTTCCATCCTTTCCCTCTGGCTCAAAGCAATAATCTTGGTCTCGTCACCAGAAGCTATAGCGTTACGTAACTCAACCGAAGTCCTTATCTTATCAGACCAAACCACCAAAGCCTGACGAACTAAACTCTGATAAGTCCTTACAGTTTTATCAAGACTCATCATCTTCTGCTTAACATCCTTGTCCCGCTTCTGTCTCTCCTCAACTGCTTTCCTTATACACCATCCGTCCCAATCTTCAGCCTTTGCCCATCGTTTAATCTTTGTATAGAAGCTATCGAACTTTGATTTGAAGTTCGGGGAATCTGGGGGACAATCAGGAACGAGTTGCTGAAACCTCAACAAAGCAGCAGCCTTAAGTGTTCTAAGCTCTCCAAGGTAGTAATAAGTTTCAAATGAGGCTACGTGTTTAGGATATCCAATGATATTGGAAACGCCTTCTTCGTCTTCACTGAAAGTATGATACTTAGTTTTTTCTTCTTCAGACATAACAACAAGCTAATATCACAAAAACTTTATCAAGTCAACAAGAAAGATTATAGAAAGATACAAAAAATCGATACTTTGGTAAACTTTCAACCCGAAGGCAAAAATCCGAGGGAATATTTTAAATTTACTGATATGACATTAAGTCACGATATTTTCATTCCTATCTATCCAATCATACAGGATATCTAATCCTTCGAACAAGCAATATTTAGGCTGCCAACCAAGAACCTTCTTTATCAAAGAGTTCTCTGAATTTCTGGCTTTAACTCCGGTAGGCCCGTCGACGTGCTTTATGCGTACATCCTTAAATGAGATTTTAGCAATCATGTTTACCATCTCATCTATAGACACCATTTCTTCCGAACCTATGTTTAATGGCTCTTGGTAGTCTGATTTCATCAAGAGTCTGGTGGCTTCGATACAATCATCTATAAACAGAAACGAGCGGGTCTGCTTACCATCTCCCCAAACCTCTATTTCCCCGCCAGGTTCAGGCAATTGAGCTATCTTACGGCACAGAGCAGCCGGTGCTTTGGCTCTTTCTGATTGATAATCTCCTTCGGGGCCAAAGATGTTATGGTATCTGGCTATGGCTATTTTCACTCCCTTATTTCTGGCCAGAGCTTGATATAGATGCTCAGAAAACAACTTTTCCCATCCGTAATCTGAATCAGGATTGGCGGGATAAGCTGAGCTCTCAACTAAACTGACATGACTTGCGTCCTGCTGAATCTCCTGCGGGTAAACACAGGCAGATGAAGCAAAGAAAATCTTTGCCCTGGGATACATACCATAGTTAGCAACCGTATTCACGTTGATGGCTACATTGTTTGTAAGTATCTCAAAATCGTTCCTACCCACAAAAACGAAGCCAGCTCCACCCATGTTAGCAGCAAATTGATAAACCTCGTCAAAGTCGTAAGACTTAAAGAACCGATAAATGGTAGGATCCGTTAAGTCATTAATCCAGAAAAAGTTAGCCTGCGAAGGGGAGAACTCGGGATGTTTAATATCAACACCCATAACCCAATAACCCTCTTTGCGCAGCTGATTAACCATATGCGACCCAATGAAACCACCAGCACCAAAGACAAGAGCTTTCTTCTTGTTATATTTAGTCTCAGTCATCATCGTCGTCTCCTTCTTTATCAATAATACGATTACCCTCTATCTTGTCAACCTCCCCGCTATCTTCTTCTTCAGTATTAAAACCCGTAATCACATGGCTACCTATAGGGCAGTAGTAAAGACATTTATCAAAACCACCAGAAACTGACTTATGATATAAGCACTGACCTTCCATAAGATTAGCACAAGAATCGCACGGACTTTTACCATTACTCGGCTCATCAAACTTCTCATCCTTAAACAAGCCGGTAGCTTCATAAGCAGGACAATCGCCGTCCTTGTCTACATTAATCCCATCAACTCCTTCGAGTAAACATTCCCATTCAAACTCACCACGAGCAGATGTAGACATCAAGGAATGCGAGCAAGTCCAGCACCTATGGCCAACGGAAGTTATCCCCTTACCTTTCTCAGTTCCAAACCTACCTCTCGAGCGGGGAATCGAACTGGAAGAAATCAAAGATTCATAGCCGAACGAAGCTCTTGAAGTCTTAAGCTTCTGGGATAACTCAATGTCAAGCAACTGCTTTTCTTCATCACTGAGCCCACCCCTGATGTCCACATCGATATCATTAATAACAATATGACGTGGAAGCAATTTACCAAATTCAGCCTTAACTTCATCAGATAACCCAAGCGCCTTCAGCGACACATCACATCTGGTTTTCATTTTTCCGTCGAGCGTAAACACTATACTAAGCAGCTTCTTGGTTGAACGAAGCAGCCTATTTATGGTAGCTGTATCAGTAGAACTCCAGAAAACACCCATGTTAACATGCGAGTGAATCCAGCACCAAATATCCTCAGGATGCTCTGCTGATGCCACAAAGTTAGCTAAAGCCACCTCATCAAACTCGGTTGAACCACCAGAAACCGTTTGGTCAATCAGATAAACATCGCCTATGGTAAATATCAATTCCTTGGGGCCACCTGTCTCACGGACAGAAGCTAAAAACTGAACCTCATTGGGGGCAGCCTTGCCACCGATATACATCATCTTCTCATAAACTTCTCTCGGAATGATAATCTTTCTCGTCTCTATCTTTGACATTAAATTACCTCCACTTCGGGATAAAATATTTGAATCGGGTTAGCCACGTTACAGATAATTTCATGACTAACCACTCCGTCCTTCAAAAACTTTCTTATAATGTTAGTGATAATCGCACTAACAAAAAACCCAACGTCAACCACAGCACGAGCAGTACAAGGAAGCCGAGCTTCCTCGCCGTCAGCAAACAACTGATTTTCATACCAAGACCAATACTCAACATCATTAACAGGCCTGATTGATAAAGTTCTGATAGTCTCCCCGCCAATCCTGGCATCGATAAAAAGGTCGACAGCAACATTAGTTTTCAAAGTGTTCCACAATTCCTCACGTCCAGCTGTCTTATGTTCGTCATTCTTACGAATATGGTCAATAGCCGAAATAACGATACCATGTAACTCGCTCGCATACTCTACATCCCAAAACGAGTTAACAACCTCTATTTCCACTCCGGCCAGCTCCTTACACAAAGTTTTAACACTGCTAACCTTAGAGCACCCCAGGGCTTTTACCAAATGAAACTGATTTGGAAGGTTATGTGGCTCTACCGTATCAGCATCCCATACTCTTATATTTTCAATACCAAGCTTGGCCAACGCAACTGCGGTAAAGCTCCCAACCCCACCAGCTCCGATTATTTCAATATGCTCATTATAATCGGATGGGACAAAAATATCTAATTGCCTATGAAAGTCAATCCTTCCGTCCATCATTCTTCTCCTTTCTTTTCGATAGGGAGAGGGCTTCTCCCCCATTCCCTAAATAACTCTTCAATAGAAACGAACTTATCATTAGGATTGTACGAATGTAAATAGTTCCACACCAAGCTTACTATAACAGGCAAGTTTCCCTCAGCAAACAACTTATAAATACCATCCTTAATGTTTCCCCAGCAGATAGACCGACCATCTCCAATCACATGAGGATGCTGTCTTTGAGATTTCACCGACAAGTTCTTAATCTCAAAGACGGATGACGTATACATCGAAGAATTATGATTTTTAGATTTCATTTCCTTTAACGAAATACAGAGCTTAAATTCCCCAAGATTCCAAGCAAGGTTATTGTACCTCATAACAACATCATCATAGTAAACGGTAAATACACCATCAGTCGAAATATCAATCTTAGTAACGAACGGATAATCGCTAATAATGTCAATCATCCTTTTAGCATTTTCCATCACCACTTCACTCTCTTTGCTAACAGCAGACACAATCATATTTGATAATGTAAAAATCGAAGTCTCTATTTCAGATAACCTTTTAACAATACTCAGCCCGTCACCCATAATCCTCTTAACCAAACCCTTATATTCCTCGACTGAAGTTTTCGATGACTCAATTAACTTCTCTTTTGGTACATTAGTCAGCCCAGCACACAACTCAATAACTTTATCATTAGCCAACTGCTTATTAACTTCATCTTCTACGCTACTCAATGTAGAAGAAATAACCTTACCCAGCAACAACCTATGGCTCTGCTTTGACAGCAATTTCATCATACGGAACCTATCATTAATCAACTTCACCAATTCATTTCTTAGGCCTAAAACTTCTCCGGTACTTGTTCCGATTAGAAACGATGTCAGCAAAGCCAACTTATCGTTATAATTTTCAATCTTACAAATATCTCTAATAAGCTGAGCCTCAACAACCTTTGTAGTAGCAGTTTTAAATGGTGCGGCACCGTAAGTTTTCCGATTGACTTCGGTTGACGGCAGTGATTCGGAACTCACGGTTACTTCATCAAAACCTGAAGTCCGTAGCTCTTCTCGAGCATTACCACTGCCATCAACCATATCAAATGACGACACTTCCTCAAGAACTGCAGTAAGAACGCTTCCCCCGTCATTACCATGACCACCCTGGCTCCGCTGACTTTCGTGCGATACCGTAAAGTAAGCATAAGCAACGCCATCCCTAATAGCATTTTCAACGTTTTCTGGAGATATACGGTCTGAATTCGCATCTTCGTAAAACAAAGTCAAAAAGGCATCCCAATCATCTGACAGCAAAGATATCCTGTATCTGTCTCCATCTGAAGGTGACGGAACAGCCATAATCGAGGACAATCTACTAATAAAATTATCATATACAACATCATCTACGCCACGAAGACAAACCGTAATCCATTCGCCGGACATCTCACGCACCTGTAATTTTTCTTACTGCTACGACGGTATCACCGTTCTGAAGTTGATAATTTTCATCAGAGACCGGACGCATATTAACATAAATCTGAGCGCCAGATTCGCTAATATGACCTCGGCGAACCAATTCTCCGATAGTCACGGTCTCGCCTGGAAGAAGATTGATTTCCACTGGAGCTCTTCCAAGCTCTGCCACCCGCACGCCGTGGCGTGGAACCTGCTGCTGACGAGCAACAGACTCTTGATTGGTGACGAGTCCTTCCTGTCTTTCGTTTGACATCTTAGCCTCCTAAATTTTTATTAATCCATAATGCTGGAGAACTCTTCCAGCATCAGGAAATTCCATTTGTTTTCTGGCTTCAGCAACCAAAGCCGACGATAATTCAGTATGATAAAATTTTTCACTATTAATCACTCCAAGCAAATACACCACAGGCGGATAAGCAACAGAACATCTATAAAAGAAGTTATCTTCAGCCCTCTCTCCTTCTCCACACAAGCCAACCTCAACAAGAGGGCACTTACCGCACTTACCATGAACAACATTCATTGTAAATGCGCACCAAGGAGAGATTGCTGGTGAAACGAAAAATGCCGCATACGGAACGACATTTCTTAAAACTGTTTTATTAACCGAATAAGCAATCTTCCACCTCATTATATCTATGAAAGCCGTAACCTTCATTTCCTCTTCAAACGTAGTATGGTGAATATTATATCTGACGGCCTGACGTACGTACTCTTCATCAACAACATTAAAAATATCCTTCAGCGTCTTACTCTTAGTATAAGTAATGATATTCCTCGCAGCTGAAGCAAATTGATAAACCCTCTGTACTATCGAAAGGCCTTCAGTAGAAAGGAGATATGACCTGCCTTCGGCCTTGCTTTCGTTAATTTCTATTTCCCCTAATAAAGCCATTAAATCTATTTGACTCATCGTATCTCACTTCCAATAGTAATATGGTATAAATCAACTTATTTTCACTTATCGTAGAAAAGTTTTTAGAATTTAATGTAAGTAGGCAACTAACGTTTCCGTCTTATTTTTGGAGTAGCTACTTTAATATCCTTGAATTTAAGGACCAAAGAAACCAAATCAGAATCAAGCTCGACTCTAATATTTTCCCAAACGTTAAGCGGAATGCTTAAAGTAATTTCAACAATCTTTCCTTGCGACTCCGATGCCGACGGCAAGCCAACCTGATTAATTGTATCATCAACAAGCTGAGCAAGCTCAATCCCAGACGACATAGATTCATCAAGCCAGTGCCTTAAATCAGTAAGTTCCTCAAGAGACATCCCAAGTTCGGGTGGTAAGTCAACTGATGTATCTATATTCTTCTCTAATGTCTCAATAAACAACTGATAATTCCATGACGCCATCTCTGACAAACGATTATCAAGAATCATAACCATTGAATACTCTTCTGGCTGTATATTTAACTTTATAGCATCTATATATTTTAGCCCCAACCTCTTAACAGCCTCGACTCTCGCATAGCCAGCAAGAAGAGTATTATCAACAGCCGAAACAAACACCGGAGCGTAAAACCCATACTTCTTTATAGATTCAACCAAACCATCTATCTCTTTCTCTGGGTGAACCCTGGGATTCGGCAACATTACCAAAGAATCTATGGGCAACCTTACACACGATAACTTATGTTTTCTTAGATTTAATTTTTCTTCCGACACCTCTTCCTCCTTTACGAATTCTATTACCATTCCTTCCAAAAGACCTTCTGCTTGAATTAGATTCATCGTACACCAAGTGTAAAGATGAAGACAAAAAATCAGATGGGTCTAATTCAGGCCTATCATCATTTTCTATAGTATCATCACTAATAGGGATAAAAGTTCTATTAAATCTTTTTTTCATTTTTCGCCCCCTCACTAATGCTACTAATACTCGAAATCCCACCCAAACCTTTCCTAACCACAACTACCTTCTGAAACGCAGGCATATCCTGGCTGTGAGATATGACATACACTCCACTACTATAACTCTTCTCTAAAAGAATTTCCATTAATGCCTCAATACCGGCCGCATCCAAATTCTCACAAACCTCATCAAATATCCTTAATGACACCTGATTCTGAAACCTAACCTGAAACAAATCACCGAGAGCCAACAACACGGCAACGTCAAGTCTTCTCTTCTCCCCACCAGATAACTGAGAGTAATCCATCAAATCATTATTACGCATAACAAAACTACTAATCTTTTCGCCTTTATCATCAAGGCTAAACGTCAAATCAAATTCAGTATTAAATAAATCCAAATAATGATTTAACCTACCATTAAGATACGGCAGCACACGTTCAATAATCCAAGTTCTGATTCCCGTATTACCAAAAGCCTTATACCAAAAGTCAATAACTTTAATATTATCCTTAACTCTCTCCATAGTAGAATGATACCTCATCAAATCATCTTTTAAAACCTTTATTTTATCATCTAACTCCACAACAATATTATAATTACGTAAATCGGCCTCTATCTTAGAGATGTTCAACTGAATCGCATTAACCTCGTCTTCTAAAGCAGAAACAACCTCTTCCTGCTTGCGAACCTCGTCAACCAAATATTGAAAATCCAGAGACACTAACTCAACTTCTCTATTATCGGAGTCAATCCTATCAAGTAAAGCATTAATCTCCCTCGAATACTCCTGAAAAATTCTTTCTTTTGCCTCTTCTGATGACACATCAGAAAAGCATAAAGGACACTCAAGAACATCACCAACAAACTTATTTTTATTATTCTGAAGCTCGGCAACTCTCTTATTTTCCTCATTTATCTCTGCCTTCACAGCAGCTATCTTTGAGGAAAGCTCAATAGACATCTTCCGGTACTCACTTACGACTGATTTTTTCTCCTTAATCTCATTGAGTAACGAGTTCCTTCTGTCTATCAACTCATCAAGCAACACCTTCTTATTATCATCAACATCAGCAAATTTAGATTTAAACTGAACGTTTGCGTCAATCTCGGACTCTAATCGTGAAATGCTTAATTCAAGGTTATTCTCCATACTGTTATATATCTGCTGAACGCTCTTTAATTTCTTAACAACATTATCAAGCCAGGACAAATTAAGGATTTCTTCAAGTACCTCTTTCTTACCCTTATCTGTCTCTTGAATAAATCTGTAAGGCAGACCCTGACCATAAAATACGGTATTAACAAACAAATCAAATGACATCCCTATTATGTCAACAATTTTCCTATCCGTATCAGCCATAGATGACTCAGTCAAATCATTTTCATTATCCTTAAATATCTTCACCTTACCAGACGAGCCAGTTCTTCTCCTACACACATTATATAAAACAGATTCTTCACAATTAATCACCGAGAACCAAACAGAAACCTCACAAAAAGAAGTACCTGTTCTTATCACTCTATTTACGCTCGTGTCTCTTATTGTTTTTCCATACAGGCACCAAACCAATGCCTCAAATAAAGCCGACTTCCCAGCACCATTAGACGAATCACTTGAAACAACTTCCCCGCAAACCAAAATCAATCCATTATCATCAAATAAAAATTCCTGTCTTTCAAAAGACATGAAATTTTCAATCTTCATCTTCAAGAACTGTATCTTCACGTTCAAGCACCTCACACAAAGAATCTATATTTGACCCTTCGCTCACAAGTTCATTACCAAACCTACTCATCCTTAAACGCAATCTATCATCTACCAAACCTTTGTTCACCAACGACATAAAATACTCATTAACCAAAGCTGATGGAGACAACTCAAAAATATCCGAGGCCGCCGAGTCCACCCTTCCAACATTTTCATCGCCATGAACCACAATAGTATGAGCAAGTATAGTGATAGGAATAGGAGGGACATCCATATTCGGCGGGATTATTATCCTATAATAATCGGCACTATTAAAATCATAAAGAGACAAATCAACATTATCATTCCTTAAATCAATAGTACAAAACTGCGGGTGATTAAACTTATGAGAGGTTACCCTAATCTCCCCATCAGCAAAAAACTCTATATCCCACAAATATCCACAATCCGTCTCTCCAAATGTATGTGGTATAATCGCCCCAGGTATAAGCACCCCGCCTTTACTTGAGTTAGGATTTATTATAGCCCGTGGCGGAGAGTGCTGATGACCTATAATAGAAAAATAAAAATTATCAAACAAACTTTTTACATCAACACCAGAATCTCCATACTGAAGCCCGTAAACTCCGCTAAGCTCTCCATGAGAAACCAAAACCTCATTTTTCTGTAGCCTTTCCCCAACAAAGCTGCCTCCGGCAACATAAGAATGAAAATCATTGTAAGGAACGGCATTAAAGACTAAACTAAAATCTCCCTTTGAGATAGTAATATGTGTGTCATAATAAGCTAAATCTTCTGGAAGGAAATTCTCCCTAATCTCTGCCGGCTCCCCAACAGCTATAGTAGAAAGGGATGAATAACCAGAATAAGCTTGGTCGTGATTGCCAGAGCACATTAAAATCGGTATCTTAGATTTTTTTATTATATTACTTGTTTCAACAACAGATACGACATCTACTTTCGTCTTTTCATGAAAAATATCGCCCGCTATGATAAGCAAATCAAATTTATCATTATCAGGAGAGGATACTATGCTATCAAATCTACTCAATATCTCTAATCTTCTTGAGTTATCAGACAACCTATAGTTAGCAAACTGCTTAAAAGGATGAACGTGTAAATCAGCAAAAACCCTAACTCTTATCGACATCTCTTATTTCCATTAAATACTTTGACGACTTAATCCAATATGCCCAAGTATCAAATGACATACAAACCCAACCATTTGTGCCACCATCATCAAATCCGATAGTAGATTTCAATATACACCCAAGTGGAAAAGGCCCAAACAACTCTAACTGAATGTTATATGATGCTAAAGACATCAAAACCATCCATCCCATAAAGCTCATTCTCCATATTATCAACGGCACATAAGAACTACCCTCACAAACTCTATGAGCCTTGGTAAGCCATCCATACATTTTAGCAGGCAAGAATCCTAATATTAACTGCTGTAATGATATACTTGTATCAACTCTTTTAACTTCCCAAAAAAACGGAATAGACTCGTCAACTTTATCATTCCTTATTGGAACTAAATCCCCCGTCATAATTTTAGTATGCCCCCACGAACCAGAAAACGGAGTTCTCACAAACTTACCAGAACCATCTTTATAAAACAACTTTGTTAGCAAGTCACGAACCTCATATTCGCCTGCCCTACCCTTTGTTCTCGATTTCCTTCCCATTTCAACTCCACTTAGTAAGATACTATAAAAACAGGAGTAATCCCTTCACGCTCCTTCTTTTCAGCCAGCTCAACAAATTCAACAAAAGAACGCACCACTGGAGCGTTCTCATCAACTTGATTGCCATAAATTGAAGCCTCACGTTCAATAACAATCTTAATAACTTCTGGAAGCCTACTTCTAAGGACTGAAGCTGGAATGCGGGCGGTTCCGTCTTCTGACTCATAACACTCCTTCAATAAAACCGGAATAGCATAAGGAGAGCCATGATAAGCCTCTCTCAAATATCCTCTTGAACCGCAGTCAATAGCAAAAGGCACATAAGAAGGCACCTCATTCTCTTTACCATCCCAAACCACAAACGCATCGATACCCATATTAAACCTCCAAACCAAATTTATTATCATTACTAACAGACTGATAAATCGCAAGAATGCTATCCTGTAACTTATCTATAATAGAATCAAACTCAAACTGCGCAAGCAAAGACTTCACATGCCTTCCATACTCTATTACATTATTACCAACTACCTTCGGAATAATTACTCCATCAGCAATTTCATCAACAGGAACATCCAAAAACCCAGATATTTCAATCATTGTAGATAACTCACCAAGAGACAAAGCCGAAATTAACTTCTTCATAACCTTTCCTGATTTCTCTACATCAATTTCATTACCATTTCTTACAGCCTCAAGGTATTTTTGAGTTATGGTTGGCCCGACACCATTTACTCCTGGGATATTATCATGCTTACCGACAATCGCTTTATAAACGGGATATTCAGAGGGATAAAACCCATAAGTATTATAAACATCGACTTTAAACATGGCTGATGACGTATTGGGATTATACCAAGCAACATTATCATACTCGAGTAACTGACTATAATCTAAATCGTTAGACACTATATAGATATACCCATCATAAACCTTAAAATTCTTAATTAAAACAGGATTATCAATTTCTCCTATATTACTTCGTAATATAGGAGAATAAACTTTTCTCGTCTTAACTATCGTATTTATCACATCGTCAGCTTCTCTACCCTTACATAAAATCTGACTTATACCAATCTCCCTAATCAATTCCTTAAAAATGCCCTGCTGGCGTTTATACTCTTCAAAATCAGCATTCTCCTGCTCCGTATATGGTCTCGGCTTCCTCTTATACTCAGGAAATCTCTCTAATCGCCTCTTATCACGCCCACCATCCCAAACGATTATCAAGTCCCCATTATCTCCAACAAGACTAAAATAATTAAAAACCATACGTAATGACATATAAACCAAATCAACATTCTTACCCTTAGAAGTAAGTGGAGCTCGCTTGAAACCTCTCCAACACATATTATTACCATCAATGATGACCAAATTCTTCCTTCTCACTTCTAAAGCTTCATTCATATTATCATTCCCCATCATCAGAATCTTCTCTTAACTTTTCGTCATCGGCATCCACATCAACCATGACGGGTACCTCTGTTAATCCTTTATAAACATCCATAACATCTTGGCCAATCTCGCTCCAAACATTTTCAAACTGAGACGAACGAAATTTCTTACTTCCAAACTGGAACCAGGCACCTGACTGCTTGATAATTCCATATCTAACCAAATAATCTAACAAGCCAGAAAGCCTGTCTATCCCCTTATCAAAAAACAAATCAAACTCTACACGTCTAAACGGCACCCCAATCTTAGACTTCACGACCTCCATCTCCCCAGAAACACCAACTATATTATCATCCTTTTTAATTCTGTTCTTCTTACGCATCTCCATACGTAACGTAGCGTAAAATTTTGGCGCTCTACCACCCGTAGTATCTGACGTTGGCCCAAACATAACTCCAATCTTTGACCTCAACTGATTAACAAAAACTAAAGCTACTCTATAATCAGCAATTAAATTTGTCATTTTTCTTAAAGCTGAAGAAATCACCCTTGCTCTTAATGCCATCTCTGGCTGACCAAAGGTTTGCTTAAGCTCCGCCTCTGCCACCGAAGCAGCCAATGAATCATAAACTATCAATACTGGTGAATCCTTAAATGCTCCAGACCTAACTGCCTTAATAGCCTTTTCCATTCCACTGAAGGCATCCTCCAACGACTCGGGAGTAAATAACAGCAACTCATTAATATTTATCCCAAGATTAGCACCCCACCTCACATCAAAAGCCCTCTCAGAATCAAACAAAATTGCCACACCACCGCTACGCTGACATTGTACTATCGTCTGATACATTAACAAAGATTTGCCACTTTGCCATTCACCAAAAACCTCTGTAAACCTTCCCTCTGGTATCCCACCACCAGTGGCCAAATCAATAGCAACCACTCCCGTTGAAATACATCTAAGTCGACCTTCCTTACTCAAATCAATAGTACCAAGACTTTTCCTCAAAACGTCAAATTCTTTCTTTCTGTCCATTATCACTCCAAACAAAATAATTGGGTCGGAGGCAAACGAAAGGACGGAAGGATTTTGGAAAGGAGAATTTTAAGGCACCTCCGACCCAAATCATTTTATCACTTCTTACCTTGAATTTCTTTCCTCAAAGAACTTAAATAAGACTCTCTGCTAACTGGTTTGGCTGGTACATTATCATTCGAATCAAAAGGGATATCTATATCTTCAACCTCGGCAGACGGCGCAGGTTTTGCACCTTGCGGGATAAGTGGTGTAAGCACTTTCTCCGGCTTAACCTCTCTACCCCCGCTAATATTTTCATCGACTGGAACTGGTGTAAAGTCGCCTGTATCAACCTCATCAAAGAACTGCTCTGATTCTGCCTTTCCCTCCAAAATAGCCACCAATTCAGAAACTTCTGGAACTTGGTATATAGCATCCAAATCGTATGCTTTTTCCATTACCCGAGGATTAACTCTGGACTGCTGAGCAGCCGGCATTACCGAATACCTTGTATCAAACTTCGTCGTCCCGACTCTTTCTATTTTAATATTTCTGCCAGTGTTCAAATCGTCCAAATCACCATACTCCTCGTCAAGAAAAAGCTGGAGAATATCATTGAACAAACCTCTCCCACACTCAAAAACCTGAACTCCTTTTTCTGGCTCAGATATGTCAATGATATTCATTACGTATCTATCTTGAGCCATCATCTCCTTACCTAAAACAACATCTTCTTTACGAGTGGAATTCATCAATGAAGCAGCATACTCACAAACAGGACAATAAACCGGCTCGGATTGTGATTGAAGAGTTTGCCTACAAGTCACCCTCTTTTTCTCAGGCCCGACACCCCAATGAACTTTAATCTTCTTAAAAAACACTGACTCGGGATTTACCAAGTAATCCTTGCCCGGAAGTATCCGAATAGTTGACTTTACCCCAGGCTTAGGATTCCAAAAGTTAACCGGAGACCTGTCTCTTTGCTTCAAAGACTCGGCTTCACTTTGAAGCAAATGTCTTTTTCTTTCATCCATTTTAACCTCCTTACCATTAGTATGGTAAAAATTAAAAATTTTTCACTTATTTTGCTTTTTCTACTAATGATTTTGCTCTAATATCTTTCCTTAAATTTTTAACTCCAGAAGACACATCATTATCATCGGAATAAACCGATAGCGACGTCTGCCATTCTTCTCTTAAATTTGCTGAAAGTGACATAAGCATGTTAGTCCTGATTGAAAATGCCTCCCTGACAGCATTAAGATGGTCATACTGAAGCCTTGCCCTCAGCATTGTATTAAATAATTCTTGCCTTCGCGGGTCTAACTTTACCAAACTTTCAAGTTGCTTTTCAGTCACCTTCTCTCCACGATTTTCCTTTTCCGACTTAAGATACGTATATAACTGCGCCTCATATTTTTCTAAATCAAATTTAGCTTTATCATAAATAGTTCTCGCCACAGAGGCCACCTTACTCCAGAAAACATATAACGATGGTTGAGATACCAAACAGCTATTTATATTATCTTCATTTATCTCCAAATCCTTAACATAATTCCCCCGATAAACATCGTCGCCAAAATTAATTACTATTTCACCATTTTCATCTGACATCTTCGTCTCCCTTAATTAAATTAAATACTTTATTCAAATATATAGCCAACTTAACTCTATTATTTACTCCAAAAATCCTATAAATTTCCTTTATGTGAGTGCGAACGGTATTCACACTAATAAACAAAATTGAAGCTATCTCAGAGTTAGAGTATCCCTCACCAATCAATTTAAGTATAGAATATTGACGGTGTGATAAGATATTCTTAAAAATATCAACATCAACCCTATCAACCAAATTAGGAATACCAGAAATCAACCTTTCACTCATGGTTGATATTATTTCTTTATCCTTATATCTTCGTCTGAAGCAATCATTTATCTTATGGGCAACTAACGATTTAACATAAGCCTTCGGCGGTATTCTATTAAAATTTTCCCTCTTCATAGACAAAAACAAACCCAATTTAGACTCAAGTATAACGTCCTCGGCATCCTCAAACTCCGAAATCTTATCTCTAACCAAATCTTCAATCATCTTCCCAAATCTCTTATCGAGAACAGCCAGTTCCTTATTTTCATCTATCATTTGATACCCATAAGTAACTTAACAAAATTTAAAACAAAAGCACAAATGACGGAAACCGAAAAAACGAAAGCCACACAGCAACCAATAATTAAAATCAAATACACAACATACCCAAAAAACATTAGTTTTACCATTCCTTACTTTCATCTCATCCCCCCTCGTTTACTTTAGATTTATCGTAGTGCTCTTTTAACTCAAAGTAAAGCACCATCCATAAATACTTAAGTTTCCTCTCATCCCTCAATTTATGATATAAGCTAACACAACATCTAATACAAACAAGAAACCCAACCCATCCAAAAATAAAAATAACTTTCAACAAAAACATATTACTGCTCGCTAACAAACCCAGCTTTTTCAATCGCCTCTGACAAGCTCAAAGGACGGAACTGATTCACATCAACACCAACATCAAACGAGTTGTGAATAGGCACTGAATTCCCATGAGCATGCCCATAAAAATGATACGAACCATAATTCTTCTTCTCCCAGGATATAAGTTGAAAATGACAAAGAACAATCACACAATCATCAATCTTTTCGACAACAAGAGGCATACAAACCTCAACATTTTTATATTTCCTATAAAAGTTAAGATACGAATAGTCATGCCCACCAAACACAAGCTTAATTTTACCATTAAGTCTTGGAACTATATCCATAATCGTCTTACGATACCAACAAAAGTCGCCAAGGTGCCATACAACATCATTCCTGCCAACTTTATCATTCCAATTCTTAACCAAGCACTCATTCATTTCTTCGACAGAACTAAACGGCCTATCACAATACCTGATAATATTCTTATGCCCAAAGTGGGTATCAGAAGTCAGAAAAATTTCCATCCTATCCTCCTATGGTAAGTAAAAACAAAGCCATCAATAATATAAAAATAGCTAATAAAGCACGAACTATCAACCTATGAT